CAAACGATATTGTAAGGGAGGTAAGGATAGGTCCTGGTTACACTATGATAGCAGCAGAAGTAGATGTTTTTGATGCTAACGCTACTGATCATGGTGTTATTAAGCAAGTAGGAACAGTAAAAATACCTCAGTTTGCAAGAATAGTTAGGGCTGTTGTGATACCCGTTGAACTTAGTAGCCTTTCAAATTTTAGAGTTGAGCTAGGCTTAGGATCAAACACTGGCGTTTCTCAGGGAACTGCACCCGCTGATTATACAGCAATAGTGGGTACTGGTGTAACTAATAGTTTTAGCACAGACTCTGTAGCATCCGATACAGGAATAATAATTTCATCGCCATCTGGAAATCTTAAAAAACAATTCTACAACGATAGACTTGCTGATGCAGTTAACACTAATGGCGAGTTAGCAGGAGATCGTTATTTGTATGTTGTTAGTCATGGAACGGGTAATGGAACAACAGACGCTACAGCAGGGAGACTTTTAATATACGTAGAATATTTCGGAATAGATTAATAAACAAATAACATGGCAACACTAACAGGACAAAACATAAAAGATACATATAAGACTTTATTAAAGACAGAGTCCACTGTAGGTTTTAACGGATCTACACCAACTGTAATAGAAGATGGTGATGGCAACAATAGTTCTTTGTCTCTTAGCGAGACCAGAGCTAATATATCAGGTAATCTGTCTTTAAACTTGTCTTCTACATCAACTCCTAGAGCTAACTTGCATATAGTTGGAACGGGCGTTCAAAATCTTTTAGTTCAGAATCCTAATGGTTACAATAAGTTTTATGTTGGAGACTTCTTAGGGGCTTATAATGTTAAGCTTGGAGATATAGACACAGCGTCTAGTGGCAACAATACTTATTTTTATGTAGAAGACTCTGAGGGTAGAGTTGTTTCTAACTCTACTTATTTTGGTATATCTCAGACTGTACCTACCTGTTCTTTACATGTTGGATCTAATTCAGGTTCTGCACTTTTTTCTTTAGGTCCAGGATCTGAAGCATTTAAAATTACTAGCAGTAGCAATAATACTTTATTTGTTGTGGATACTACCAATGACAAGATTAGTGCTAACGCTGATTTAGAAGTAGAGGGTAATTTTAGAAGAAGTTCTCAGAGATGGTATTTAGAAGAGTTTTTTAAAAGGCTACCTCAAGGAAATGCTGACATTCAAGATTCTTCTGAAGCAACACGAATGATAGCTAATCCAGACTTTGAGTTAGTTGGAACTAACGCTGGAAGTGGTGACGCTACCTTTTCGTCTACTAGGGCTGGTATAGTTATACAGACAGACGGTGCCGATAATGATCAAGTTATTATAGCTCCACATTTAGACTCTAATCAAACAGCTTGGACTGGAGTAAAGTTTGGAACGGAAAATCAAGTAGAGTGGGAGTGTTCCATAACAACTCATGGAACGATAACGGATTACTCTTTTCATGCTGGTTTAAAATTAACAAACACTCCTGTTTATACAACAGATGCAGATCAAGCTTATTTCTTATTCTGTACAGATGATGATCAAGGTGCTTTAACAACAAACGCTAATTTACATTTTGTTTATTCTAATGATGGAACGGATTATGTGACAGATTTGGGAATAGTTGTGGCAGCTTCCACTAATTACAGGTTTAGAATATCTATAGATTCAAACAGACAAGCTTCTGTTTTTGTTGATGGAGTTCAATATGGATTAGTAACATCAGCCACAGCGGGTGGGGCTACTCAAAGTTTATCAACAACAAAATCATTAGCCTTAGCTGACGATCACGATTTAATACCGTACATTGGGGTTCAACAAATGGCTGGATCTAAAACAACTGAACTAACAGTACATTATCAAAAAATTAGCAGGATATTGTTTGAATAAAAATTTTTCACTATATTAGTGATAATTTAATTTAATACAATACCATGAAAACAACAGAACAACTCATAGAGGAGATGTGCGAATCTATGAAAAATCTTCTTATAAAGAAGAACCGAGACTATGGCGATTCAGCCACCAACCCATCAACAGTATTTCCTTCAAGATCTCCAGTGGACTCTTTGTGTGCACGTATAAATGATAAGCTTATGCGTATACAGAACAAGGGTATAAATGATAAAACAGAAGACACAATATCAGATCTTATAGGATACTTAATACTTCTTAAGGTTGCGTTAAAAAAAGAAAAATCTCAAGATAATTCATCAGATCAGCAAGTTTATACTTATGAGTTTGATTCTGAATATAATACTAATACAAAAGATGATGAGTGAAATAGAATCTATAAATCCTATTATTAGAAAGATAACTATAGGGGATTTAAAACAGGGGCTAACCTATAAGGTTGGACAGTTAATGAACGGTGGTTATATAGAGATAACTGCTATAATACAGGACGAAGCTGCTTGGTACAAGCATCAACAAGTAGTGTATGATGTTTACGTAAAAACCAAAGACGATGAGTTTTCAAAGCCATGGAAAAGGTTTTTTGGTCAACCAACAGCGATAGAGTATGATATTGAAGAACGAGAAAAATACGAAGTGATATGAAACCTATAAGAGATTATTTTTTTGTAAAAGTAGAAAAGACTCACGAAGACACCATAGAGTTAAATGGTAGAGAGTTATTTTTAGAAACAAGTTATAACGATATGCAACACGCTAGACAGTATGGCACAGTTGTTGGAGTACCTATAGCTTTGTCCAACGGTATATCTATGGATGTAAAAGAAGGGGATAAAGTTTATTGTCATCACTTTTTAATAAGCGAAGAGAATAGGTTAACATACCATGATGAAGAAAAGGTTTTTAAAGTTCACTGTGCCCATGTGTATGCTAGAGTTAGAAAAGGTAAACTTAAGATGTTAAATCATTGGAACTTTGTTAAACAGAAAATAGAAGACGAATCTAACTACATCACAGAGTCTGGTATATACATAAAGCCAGAAGCAGAAGATGAAGAGCTATATGGATACATAGAATATATGAATGACGAAATGAAAAAAATGGGCTTAAAAAAAGGAGATGAGGTTATATTTTCTAAAAATTCTGAATATGATATGAAGATAGAGGGTGATAAGTTGTTAAGAATGCGTAACTTTGACATATTAGCAAAAGTAGAAAAATGATGACTAAAGAAGAAATATTAGATATATGCGTTTCAAACTCATATGATATACTAACGGGTAGAAAAACTATAGATCAAATATTAACTTCAAAAAGTCCAGCTTGTTTTTTGTGGAATATGGTAGAGGAAGATTTAACAGAACAAGACCTAGATGAGTGTATAGACTTTATGATAGAGTATTATGAGGATTTAGAGGAATATGAAAGGTGCTCTGTGTTGCTAAATATGAAATTAAATGAAAGAAGTAAATGTTAATAAAAAGCTACAAAGTCTTATAGACTCTGGGAACAAAGCTTTTGATCTTTTGCTGGAGGAAGTTAAGAAACCTATAGATCCAGATCTTCAGGATGACAAAGCTAGAAACGCTATGAAAGCCAAGAAGGAGTGTTTTATGGACGCTCAAGATATACTCATGGCTATCAACAAGATACAAAATCAAATAAAAGAAGGTGAATCTATTGAAGATGATATGGATTTAGAGGAGAAATCGTTCAAAGCTGGCTTCTCAGAAAAGTATGCCAAAAAATAGAGAGTAAGATTTATTTTATTATATTTGCATAATTGGCTAAAATTTATTATGTCGGAGTATATACAAGTAAATAGTTTGAAGTTTAAACTTCCCGTAAAGCCTAAGAAAAAAGAAATACTGTTTTCAGATTTAAAAAAGAAAGACCAGAAGTGGAAAAGAACAGAAATGCCAGATGGTCTCAGTCAAGAAACTGTTTCAAAATATTCTTGGTTTATAGACCAAGAGTTTAAACGAAGAGAAGAAGGAGTCTGGTTTATGAATAATGGTGTGCCTACCTACATAACTGGAGAACATTACTATTATCTAAACTGGTGCAAGATGGACGTAGGATATCCTGAGTACAGAGATAGAGACAGAAGGTTTTTTATATTCTGGGAAATATGCAAGGAAGATCCTAATTCTTTTGGGATGGTAATGGTAAAGCATAGAAGAGAGGGTGCTTCCTACAAAGGTGCTGCTATGTTGCTACATGAAATAACATCAAGATACAATTCTCATGGAGGTATAACTAGCAAGACTGGTGCTGACGCTAAATCTTTGTTTACAGATAAATTAGTTTACATGTTTAGAAGTTTGCCTTTCTTTTTTCAGCCTATAATAGATGGTAGTGACAATCCTAAAAGCACACTTAGTTTTAACACACCAGGTCAGAAGATAACTAAGAACTTTTCCAAAGTTACAAAGTCAGAAGCTTTGAATAGTAAAATAGACTGGAGAAATACTAGAGAAAACTCTTATGACTCAGTAAAGCTAATAAGGTATCTATGTGACGAGGCTGGTAAGTGGACAGAGGCTAGTGTAGAAAAAAACTGGGAAGTTGTAAGATCTTGTTTAACACTAGGAGATAGAATCATCGGGAAATGTTTTATGCCTTCCACTGTCAATGAGCTTGAGGTTTCGGGTGGTGAGAACTTTAAAAATATATGGTATGACAGCGATGTAAAGGACAGAGATGCTAACGGAAGAACTAGATCTGGTATGTATTCTTACTTTACTCCAGCTTATGATGGGTATGAAGGTTTTATAGATGAGTACGGATTTTCTGTGATTGACACACCAACAAAAGAACAGGCTAAGTTTATAGGAAAAGACATAGGGGCAAAAGAATATCTTCAGAATATTAGAGAGGCTTATAAAGGTAATACAACTAAACTTTCTGAAGAAAAAAGACAGAGACCTTTTACAGTAGAGGAAGCTTTTAGAAATGATTCTTTACATAGTCCATTTGATGTTGAAAGGATATATCAACAAATGGATTATAATGAGGTTGCAGAAAACATGACTGTTAAAGGTGATTTTGTTTGGAGCAAAGGTGTTCAAGATACAGAGGTTAAATGGATACCTAACGCTAAAGGTAAATGGGAGATGGCTTGGTTGCCACCAGATGAAAGAAGAAATAATATAAAAATAAAGGGGACTAGAAAGTTTCCTGGTAATGATATAGAGCTAGTTGCTGGTTGTGACCCTTACGACCATGATACAACAACAGATGGTAGAAGGTCAGATGCAGCTTGTTATGTATATAAAAAATTCACAATGATGGATGATTTTTCAAACGTCTTTGTTTGTGAATATATAGCTAGGCCTCCTAAAGCAGAAATGTTTTATGAGGATATGGTTAAAACATGTGTTTATTATGGTTGTTCTTTGTTAGTAGAAAACAACAAGATAGGTATAATAAAATATTTTGAGAGAAGAGGGTATGGAGAGTATTTAATGGAAAGACCAGAATCTACTCACACAGACTCAAGTAGAAAGCAGCAAGCTAAAGGTATACCTAGTACGGGTGTTGCTGTATTGAATGCGCAAACAGAAGCTGTTGCTTCTTATGTGTATGATTATGTGGGCTTAAACCCAGAGACAGGAGATATGGGAAGGTGTTATTTTAATAGACTATTAGATGACTGGAGTAGATTTGAGCCAGATAATAGAACAAAATATGATGCTACGGTAGCTTCTAGTTTAGCTTTATTAGCATCTCAAAAACACGTATTAAAAAAAGAAATAAAAGTTGTACCTTTGACTTTTATAAAAAGATTTAGCAATAGAGGGTTAACATCAAAAAGAATTAAATGAAAATACTAGACAATAACTCTGAGTTCAAAACTATAGGCGGGTACCCTAGCCCATTTGTCTCTAATGAAGAAAAATTAAAACCAGAATATGGTTTACAATATTTTAAGAAAATGTATTCTGACTGGGATAAAAGCAGTCACTATAACTATGCCGATAAAAGAAAAACATATAATATGTGTAGGCAATACGCTGAAGGTAATCAAGGTATAGCAAAATATAAAGATTTATTAGATGTACAAGGAGATAGTTCTTATATGAATATAGACTGGACTCCAGTTTCTATTATTCCTAAGTTTGTTGATGTTATATGTGGAGAGATGATTAATCAAGAGTATGAGATAAAAGCTAGTGCTATTGACCCTGTATCTGAAGATAAAAAGCAAAAAGATGAGTCTAGTTATCGTGTTAATATGATGAATAAGGACCACATGAAAAGAGCTGGTGAGATAATGGGAGGTGATTTTTCAGCTAAAGGATTTACTCCTGAAAACGAAGATGAGTTAAATCTTTATATGAATCTTAATTATAAGCAAGCGCATGAAATAGCTTTAGAGCAAGGAATAGAGTTTGTTTTAAATTTGAACGATTTTAAAGAAACTAGAAAAAGAATAATAAGGGACTTAGTTGTGGTTGGTCAAGCTGCATTAAAAACTTATATAGACCCTTCTACTGGTGTTAAAGTAAAATATGTAGACCCAGAAAATTTAATAACTTCTTATACAACTTCTCCAGACTTTAAAGATATAAAACATGTAGGAGAGATATATTCTGTAACTATAGGTGAATTAAAAAGAATGGCAGGCGACCAG